AGAAAGCAGCTCCAAAACCTAAAAAATCAAAAAAAGAATATATACCTAAAGAAGAAACAATTAAATTCTTTTTACAAAGAAATGAAATTGGAATGAGAGAGTTCAATGATCTTAAGAAATTTAACCCTGTTGAATTAAATAAGAATCTATTGGAATTAGAAAACACAATGCAGGTATATTAATATGATTAGCTATTATGACTTTAATGAAGTAGTAACAGTAATTGACGCTACATTATTCAAATATAACTATATTGACAATAAGATTCTTACATTAGTAAAGAATCAGTTAGACTATAGGGTAGTTAATGATGGCTCTCTTCTTGTAAGCAAAGAACAATTATCTCTATTCTTAAAAGCAAACTTTCAATCTGAAATTAATAGAATTAACGCAACGGGATTCGAACAATTCCATAAAGAGGCAACTACCGTTTATTTTTTGCATAAGATCGTATCTGATTTTACAAACTTAGAGTATATTAAATTAACTATTAACACAAATAAATCTTATAGCAGATTATCAAATATAGACGGTGTTAAAACACTCAGATTTAATTTTAAAGTACTGGCTGGAACATTTAAGCTCTATGATATATTTAAAGACGAAAAAGATTTACAAGAAATAAACTCCACTTTGATTTCTCTCGGTCTTATGAAAAAGAATGTTCCTTATGCAAGGCACCATGCTTCCCATATATTTAATGCCTTAGATTCCTTTGTAAGATCTAGGGAAGGTTCAGATGGAAATGAATTTGATACCGTATTGGATTTGATGGACTGTATAGAGGCTAAGATCCAGGACGATAATCCTAAGATAATGTTAATCACTGATTACTAGCTTTCTTTAACGAATATATAGACAAAAGAACTAGATATTAAATGGTAACAGGATATACTGCAAACGCAAACGGAGATCAACTCATAGCATCACTACAGGATCCATTTCAGAACGTAATAAAGATTACAGACTGGGAAATTATAGCAGGTTTAACAACACCGCAAACTACAGGCGTAGTTATATTGAATGCAGGATCTACGACAGTAATAGGGATGGGAACAGATTTTACATTTCTATCTAATGGAGATGAAATAGTATTAGGAAACAAGATATTTCAAGTCAATAGTGTAACAGATGCATATACTTTAGAATTAACAACTCCTCCTCAATTTTCAACACAGCCTTCCGGAATAGAATACTTCCTAGCTCCTAATGAATTTAATAAATTTGATTATGAGTTTAGATGGTCACAGACGGGTAGTTCTTTTTCAGAATTTTCAGAATTAAATAAAACTGCAAACATTGGAGATTTATTTAGTTTAGATTTTAATGGAACACTCCCTCTTTATATCGACTTAAAGGCCGAAATAACTGCATTGTCAGGAGGAAATTCATTATCTCTTATTTCAATTACATATACAACTGAAACAGAGGAAGGTACTATCGAAGCATGTCCTAATTTTTGCGTTGAATGTTTGGATCCTTTTACAATGGACGGATGCGCTAACATTATAGTAGAAGAATGTAATGATAATTTATTTAATCCATATAATTTAAGTAAATCTACTAAATTCATAAAACAAATTACAGGATTAGTGAGCAATATCTTTGGTCATGAAGTAAATTATTTTAGAACTGAACCAGATATGAGAACAGAAGATGTTACTCTTATGGAATATAGTTTACATAATGTAGTAGATAATAAAAACATAAAGATATTAGTCCCAGGAAATGAATTTCCTGAAGAAAGTATAACTTTCGATATATTCGGAATGGATTTCGCAGACTTTGAAATTCATATTACCCAAGAAGAATTTGATAGAGCATTTGGAGAAAGAGATTCAGCCGGAAATTTAATAAAAAGCAGATATCCAAGATCTAAAGATTACATGTATATTCCTATTATTAATAGGATGTACGAAGTTCACACGATTGCTTTAGCTGATGAATTTAATAAGAATAATTCATATTGGAGAGTAATGCTTACTAAATATCAAGAAAGAACTTCAGTTAATAAAAATCAATTTGATTCAGCAACTGATGTATTAACAACGGGTATAGAAGAAGTATTTGGAGAAAGACAAAGGGAAGAACAAGAGAAAGATACTAATCCACAGCAATTTCAAACAGTTACTTCTACATTTAAAGATGGAATTAGAAAGTTCTATAACACTTCTTTAAAAATAGTAGATTTTGAAATAAAAAATAGGTGGACTATTGTAAGTAAAAATCACTATGACTTAACAGGAGTAGCTGATAATGAATTATGTGTTGAATATGAGGCTTCTTCTCAATTGGGAGTAGGAGAAAACATGGCCATTTCAGGATGGTTTAATCCACAATTTGAAAGTGGCTCTGGAGATCATTTTATAATAGGAGATCCAACCGCCCTTACTGGATTTAAAACTTATTTAAACGATAATGAGTTTAAAGTAATGGCAAATGGAAATACAATTACATTTAATCACAACTTAAATTTAGAAAAAAGATGGTATGCCTTTGTATTAAATATAAGTAATGAATTTTCTTCCACAAGTTTAAGCATTTATAATTTAAATGAAGTTGGATTGCCACAAAGTGCAAGTTCACAACTAACAGAATTGTTTAGTGGGGTACAGTCTTCTGGTTTAATTTGGAATTCTGATTCTAATTTTCAAATTAGAGGAAATGGAATGTTTATGACTAACATTAGAGTATTCGATCAGATGATAGAAGAAGAGCAAAGATCTAATATATTAAACCAATATATCGTCAGAGACAATCAAAGAGCCAGGTTAATTGATAATGCAATACCTAGTATTGGATTTCAGAAATTTAGACACACTAGGTAATTAGGATATATAATCCTATAAAACAATAACTTATGTCAGAAGAAAAGAAGTCAATAAAAGACCAAGCAGAAGATATTAGAAAAGAGCTTGATGAACTTATTGGTGAAAGTGTAGATATAACAGAGGCCACGGATACTGATCCAACGTTTCTTCCACTTCAACCAAAGGAAGTTCTTCCATCATTTGGAGAACTTAAAACAAGATCTACTAAAACAGCTAAGAAAACTATAACAGCCCTTATGAAATTTTATCTTGCAGAAGATATAATTGAAAAGGATGAATATATCGCTGCTAAGAAAAAGATGGATGAGATGACAATGTCTTCTTTAGTTTATCAATTACAAGCAGGTGAAAGAGCTCTTACAACATTATTAGAAACTATCGAAGATGGCGAATTAGCTCCAAGAATGTTTGAAGTTCTTGCAACTTTACAGAAATCAATGCTAGATATTATTAAATCCCAAACAATGTATTTAATGGCAACTGAAGAAAGTGCTAAACGAATTTCTAGAGATATAGAAATTTACAAGAAAAGAGATGATGTTAGGGAAATAGAAGAATCAGGAGGTTCCACTGGTGATTCTGCGGTTCAAAGAGGAACTAAAGATCTTATGAGAATGATTCGTTCTGGAATCGATTCAGAAACTCAAGATATCGAAGATGTAGAACCTAACGAAGAATAACAATGAGCGATTACGTAGGAGATAATATGTGGATTCCGAAAGGAGACAAAAGCGATCCTGGTCAAAAGCTGGTATGGTCGACTAAGAATGTTGATGATCTTTTAGTAGCACTAGATAAAGGATATCGCCCACAAGTTTCTATGCCCTTTTATGAGGGTAAGCAGTTTTTACGTAAGGGTAATATTGTATTTGAATATACTGAAGAGGAAATTGCAGAGCTGGCTAAATGCGCAAATGATATTGTTTATTTTGCAGAAAAGTATGCAGTAGTAATGACAGATGAAGGTATTCAACAGGTGAAACTTAGAGAATATCAAAAAGAATTATTACATAACTTTCAAAACGAAAGATTTAATATTGTATTAGCGGCCAGACAAATGGGTAAAACTGTAACAGCTTCTATTTTTAATGCATGGTATGTTACATTTAACTATGATAAAACTACTCTTCTTTTAGCTAATAAATCAGATTCAACAAAAGAAATTATAGATAAAGCAAAGGTAGTTATTGAAAACCTTCCTTTCTTTATGAAACCAGGTATTATTAAGTATGACGTTATGAATGTACGTTCAGATAATGGATGTAGATTAGTAGGTCAATCAACTACCGCAAAATCAGGTATTGGTTTTACTATTCATAACTTATATCTCGATGAGTTCGCACACATTCATCCAACTATAGTTGATTCATTCTATGAAAATGTATATCCTACATTATCAGCTTCTAAGGTATCTAGAATTAATATTACTTCAACACCGAATGGATTTAATAAATTCTATGAAATTTATGCAGGTGCTGAAAAAGGAGAAAATGAATATACACCAACGAGAGTTGATTGGTGGCAGCATCCAGATAGAGATGATGCATGGTATGAAAGAGAACTTGGAAACTTAGGTTCTGAAGAAGCCTTTAATAGACAATATGGAAATGAATTCGTAAGTTCTTCTAATCTATTATTAAGCCCAATGGTTATGAAAACCATGAGAAAGAATTCACATGAATTTATATGGCATGATTTAGAAGATTTTGAAAATATACAAATAGATACAAAGGGAGTTCTAGGATTTCATAAAGACTTCGATCCTGAAGGAGCAAAAGAATCTAATAGATTTTATTTGTTTTCAGTAGACATCGCAGAAGGCAACGGAGGTGATTACTCCGTAATTAATGTTTTCGAAGTAGAACCAATGGAAGATAAGGACATTATTGATGCAGTGACACCCGGTGCAATGTATGACTTTTTTAGATTGAATCAAGTGGCAGTCTTTAGATCTAATGAACACGTTATAGAAGATTTTGCAAAGGTTCTATATACATTGGCTGTCGAGATATTTAATCCTGAAAATGTTAAGATGATTATAGAATTCAATACATACGGTTCTATCTTATTAAAATATTTACAAACAGTTTATCCTTCAAGAAATGAATTTGAAGACGAAATGGTATTAAGGTTTAAACATAGACATGATTCAAGAGCCCTAAAACCAGGTATAAAATTAAAGGCAGATAACAAATCAGTGTTCTGTCAAAATTTTAAAAAGTTAATTGAAAATAATAGAATAAAAATAAATGACACGGAAACTGTAAATGAAGCAAGTCTTTTCGGTAGTCTTAAGAATGGAAGCTACGGTGCTCAAATGGGAAATGATGATATCATTATGACCGGAATCACTGCCACTGAGTTTTTTAACACCACAGATTACGCAGATTATATTGAAGAATTGCTAGATTTTATAGATCCTGAAAAGTATAAATTAATGGAAACTACACTATATCAGCAGAATGATTCAGCTGGAGATATGCAGTATGACATTTATGATCTTATATAGACTAAACTCCAAATTTACACGGATATATAGATTAAATAAAAAAACAAAATTAAATAACTATGGCACTAAGTCCTCAATTATTACAATTCAAGAGTTCAGGCGTTTACAGATTAGAATTTGACAAATCTCAAACTGCTAATATTGACGTTTCTACTCTTAGGCTGGTTGTTGGTCACTCAAGAAAAGGACCTTATAATACACCAGTATTAATCGAAAACATCGAAGCATTCATTCAGGTATATGGAAATATCGATAAGGCGTTAGAGAAAAAAGGAATGTTCTTTCATAGATCAGCTCAGGCTGCTCTTTCAAGAGGACCTATCCTAGCTCTTAACCTTGCCGGTTTCAAAGACGATGAAGATTTTGCTTCGTCTATACAAATTTCTACAAACGGAAGTTATGATGTAACTGTCGCTGGAGAAGAATTAACACCGTTAATTCCTGCAGTTCCTGCAATTCCTGCAGTTCCTGCAGTTACTGCAACTCAGCAACAAGTTGATGAAGAAGCTGCTACACCAGGTACATGGACTGATGTTGATGGAAACCCAGTTACTTCAACTGCTCAAATTATGGTAGCTGAAATTCCAGAAGTACCAGAAGTACCAGAAGTACCTGCTACATACGGACCAGATGTATTCCCTGATTTAGCACACCAAGCTAGTGATTCACATCCTTATTCAAGTTTCTTTGACACTGATAAGTTTATGATTCCTTCAGATGAGAAAGTATTAAATACATTAGGAGAAGATCCTAATCAAATTTTAAATTTCGTTAACATTAAACAAACTCCGATCACGGTTTTTACAAGAAAAGCTCAATCAACTCCAGGATTTAATATCACTGCAAGAGAATGGTACGGAGAGGGTAATGTTCCAGAATATTTAAATGATAAAGATTTATTATCAGATTACATGATCGATGTATTCGTATTTAAAGGTAAATTTAATCCAGCAGACATGGATGTTGATCCAGTTTATGGAGAATATTTTACAGATAAAGGTTTAAGAAAAGGTTACTTAGATACATTTGCAAACTTAAGACAAGTTGAAATGATAGGATCTTATACAGGTTCAATGCTTCCAGGTTTTAAAGACTTAGAAGGAAGAAACATGTATGTTGAAACAATGATTAACGCCGAAGCAAGAAGAACAGGTTTATTCTGTGCAATTGCCGAAGATAAAGTACAAAATATATCATCAGATGATTGGAGTGGAACTCCAGATGGAGAAACTCCTATTGATTTAGTTGGTCACTCTTTTGACGAAAATACTAACGATCAATTAGTTCTATCTTATGATGTTCAACAAAGAACAATTACCGTAAGTATGCCTGCAGAAATTACCTATAGCGCAAACGGTACTGAAGCTATATTCACGGTTGATTCATCAATCGCAGCAGGTCATACATTCTCTTTTGAGAAAGGACACTACTTCAGAAACGCTGCAAACGATAGACTAGCTCTTATTTCACAAGTTTCATATAAAATGAATGGAGATGGAGACAAAGTATATACTGTTAAATTAACAGAAGCTGCCCCAGCTACTTTTAATGGAGAATATGTTTTATCTTTAGAAGAAGCAGCAGATGAATATGTTCCATTTGTATTAAACGGAGCTGTAATCACGGATGAAAAGATTTCTTCATGTTTAGCCGCTATCGCATTAGGAACAGGTTTAGCAACTGGTTTAGTAGATAAAGATGCAATCGACTTTAGATATATTGTCGATACATTTGGTTCTTTTGATGGTCAATTAAGAAATAAAATCGAATTATCTCAATTAGCTAAAGAAAGACAAAATGCTGCAGCTATATTAAATGCACCAATGATTAAAGACTTTAAAGGTTCAACTGATCCTGCATTTATTAATGAGTTTAATGGTTCATTCCAAACATCATACATTCCAGAAGGAGGTAACTTAGCTTTAAATCCAACATCACTATATACATTACCAAGTATCGCAGATGGTGCAAATTATGCATTCTACTACGGACCTGGTCTTATTGTAAGAGAAAATGGAAAAGACACAATGGTTCCACCAGCTGCGTATGTATCTAATAACTATATTGATAAATACACAGATGCTTTACCATGGTCAATCGTTGCTGGTCCAAGAAGAGGAGTTGTTGCTGGAACTAACGTTGCAGGAGCAGAATATTCTTTTGACAAAGCAGATAGAGACATTCTAGAGCCATTCGGATATAACCCGATTGTATTCCAAAGAGGAGTTGGTTTAACTATCTTAGGAAATAAAACTGCACAGCAGTCTATTAAATCATCACTATCTTCAGCTCACGTTAGAGAAGTGTTAATTTACATTCAAGATGCAATGGCAGATATACTTAAAGATTACGTATTCGAATTTAACAATGCACAAACTAGATTAGAAATCAAAACTTTAGCAGATTCATTAATGGAATCAGTTAGACAAGATGGTGGTGTATACGATTTCAAAAACGTAATGGATCAATCAAATAACACAGGTGAGGTAATTGACAACAACATCGGTATCATAGATACATTTGTTGAGCCAGTTAAAGGTTTAGAAATAGTTGTACACAGAACAACAATTTTAAATACTGGTGAAATTTCAACCGGAAACTTTAGTTAAGAAGATATATAATAAAAAATAAAACAATAAAGACTTATGGCTTTACCACACTATTCACAAGATCAAACTAGTAAGGCGGGTAGACAATTCGAACCAGTACAAGGAAACTTATTTGAGGTAACTATTTTACCTCCAGCTGGCGTTTCTGATGCTCCACTATTACTACAACACGTTAACACTATTGGCGGGTTGGAATTATACAAAGATGCAGGTACCGTCGAACAGAAATACAAGTTCTCAAAAAGATCTTATGCTGGTATGCCAGATGATACTTCACTTACAGTGTCTATCAATTTCTCTTTGAACTTAAACGACGCTAACCAAGCTTATTTATATAAAACAATGAGACAATGGTATAACTTAGCTTACAATCCACAAACTGGAGAAATGGGCTTAAAGAAAGACTATACTGGAACAATAGTAATCGTTCAATTTAACAGAGCTGGAGATATTTTCAGAACTGTAACATTAGAAGATTGCTGGATTTCTTCTGGACTTCCATTCACTAACGACTTAAGTTATGAATCTCCAGAAGCTGCTGCGATGGATGTATCATGGAGATGTGATACCTTCAAAGAAGTATTAGCTTAATTTATTA